TATATCCAATTCCTTTCCTGTACGAGCCATTCCAAACCGATCTTTTTCTGATTCTAACTCATCTGGAGACATTCCACCTGGTTCTTCACCACCGCCCATCATAGCTCCTTGAGTTCCAACTGCCTGATGACTCTGAACTGGATCGTTTCCTTCACTTTCTATTTGGTCCCATCTAAACTTGCGCTTCTGGTCTTTAATAATACCCAATCTTACCTTTTCTTTTTCCTCACCTGTAAATTTAAATACGTTCTCATAAATCCACTCCGAATCCACTATTTTATCACTCATAAGACTTGCTGCTAGACCTTGTTTAGTACTCCAAAGTTCAAGTTTCTCTTGCTCATAAATCGTAGATGGATTTGTTAAATTTAATTCAAAATCTACAAGTTCTTCGTTTTTATATCCTTGTGCAAATAAATGTACGATGGCTATTTTAGTCAATTCACTAATTGTTATTCTCTGAATTCTTTCAATAGTACGTGCAAACCTAACATCTTCTGCGGCAAGTGTAGCTTTAGAACCGACTTCCTCTTCATATCCAAGAAACGCTTTAGGAACTCTAAGAGCCGCTAGCAATTTATTTTTAAGATATTCAATATCATCTATAGCATCGTAAGTCAAACCTGGCAATGAATCAACCTGAGTTCCACTATCACCACCACGAACTGGCATGAAAAAGTCCTCTGTTACATTTTGTATATTATATCTCAAATTATATTCACCTGATGCATCATCAACAAATGGGGCCTTCTTCATCTTAGTTATAATTTTCTGCATGTAATTGTCAACTTCAGCCGGTGGAATATTACCTACATCAACTTTGAAAACTCTCTTCTCAGGTGCTCTCATAATACGATGAATTAACATAGCATCTTCCATCAACATTAACTGTTTCCATATCTTACGTGAAGATTCTATTGAAGATTTACCATACGGAATAAAATTTGCGTCAGATAAAAGTCTAAAGTGTGCAATTTCATAACTTTCAAATTCGTTTTCGTGAACACCAGATTTATTTCCTGTATGCTTTCTTTGCATTCCACCAAACCTATAATCTTCTGCTTCAACCGCGAATTTCACATAATAAGGATTTTCTATATCTTCACCTTCAATCCGAACTACATCATATGCGGAAACTGGAAATACATTTATAATTCCATATTTTTCTGCTATATCTAAATGTAAAAAGAAATCTCCATATTTACACATATTGCGAACCCAAGGCCATAAATTAAATTCTATATTCAATATATCATAAAAAAGATTATGTAAGATATCGTAAATATTTTCATTATCAGTATTAATTTCCAAAACATTTCCATATTCACTTTTCATAGTACTTTCGTCTGCATAAATGTCAAGTGCAGATGCAATAATTGGATCTTGATCCATTTGCTCATAATCCTTGAAAAGTCCAAGTCTCTGTTGTGCTTTATACTGTTGTTCTGCACGCAATGAAGATGACTGTATATTTGAATATAACTTTGTAAACCTATCTACAAGAAACCGCCTTGATAATGCCTGAGCTTGTTCTGTATCAGCGATTTTTAATCTTCGACCTCCAATATTCCGAACAACTACGTTTGTTGAAAAAAGTCGTTTTAATCTACTGTAAAAATCTTTGTCTGCCATTTTCTACCTCTTATTTAATTAACCAAGTTAAATCTTCTCGTTCTTTATTTGGACCAACTTCCATCTCCCATTCTTTTCCATAAGAAACGTCTTTTGGAGTATAAACCGCTTCATTTACCGCAATATTGCTTACTGTCTTTTTCATTAATTCAATTCCTTCTGACCTAAGCCTTAATGCCGTTTCTCTTATCCATAAACCTATTGCAAAACTCATCACAAGATCATCATTGTATCCTGCCATTGCTTCGGCTCGCTGTCCATTATAAATAAACACAAACAGTTCTTCAACCAATCTATGTGAATGAACTATTACGGATTTTTCACGAAAAAATTCTTCTAATTTTGCCACAACCAAAGGTCGTGTCTTCATTGACATTGTAAATCCAGGCACCATCTTCCTTTCAGCTAACCTGTGTTTGTTTGTCATTTGATTTTGAGTATCTACATACTGTAAATCTTTACTCATATAAAATAAATTTTTATAATCCCTATCAATCGCCTGTTGTATTGCTGCCCAACCAATCGCGGCATTTTCTATTACCAATAATGCATCATTATATTCAGTAGCTGTATTAACACAAAGGTTTCCAAAATCACGAGTTGAAATTTTACCCTTATATTCTGCTACTTGTTCCATACTCTCTACATCTATAACATGAAGTGCAGAAAAGTCTGTTGCATCCCCCCTACTAACATCAGCACACACTATATAATCTTTTGTATAATTAGGTGGCGACCAAACCCATAGATTTGCATCAACACCCCGCTTTTCTAATGGTTCACAAACTTGAGTTTCCTTATACTCTTCTAATATAAGACCATCAACAACTGTACGTCCAGATGTAATAAAATCACAATCACATTCCTGTGCTGCAAGAGACGGTCCAAGTAACTTGTCTTGTTCTTTTCTCCATTCTTCTTCTCTATCTGGATGTAATGACCAATGTAATTTTATAAAATTAAAATCGTTTATTCCATCTTCTGCCTCAACCCACATTTTATGGAAGAAATTTCCAACTCCATTTGGAGTGGATAATATAAGACATTTACCACCTGTTGCAAGAGTACTTTGTGCTGCAGTCCATATTGAATCTATTTTTTCAATGAATGCCGCCTCATCTATAATCAATAATGACAGTGCCTCTGAACGTCCTGCTTCATCTGTACTTGCAATTGCTTTTACTTGAGATCCGTTTTTATACCTTAATGACAATTTATTATCTTCAACACATCTTTGTTTTAACCAACTTGGAAGATTTGAATGCATTACCCGTACTTTTGTAACTAAATTTTTTGCTGTATCTTGTTTCGTAGCAATAACCAATATGTTCTTATCACTCTGAAATGTCATCATCCATAATGCATATCCAGCAGTTAATGTTGATATTCCTAACTGTCGAGCCTTCAAAATAATATTATTATTGTGTTCATTCACATCATTCAACGTCTTTTCCTGATAATCAAACAGGGCAAATGGAATTTTGCCCTTTATTGGATGTTGAATTATACAATACCTTCTAAGAAAATGTGCTGGTTCTTGTGCACATCTAACATATTCAGCCTTAATTGCTTCTTTAAAATTAGGTTGTTTAGTCATTATTATTTATACAGAACATGAACAATACCAGCTGTTCCAGCAACCACCCTAATAACTCCAAATTCATATAGAGTTCCTTGATCTAATGATCCACTTGCGGTTATCTGACCACCATTGGCCGCTTCAATAACAGCATCCATCACATTTTCAACAATAAAAGCGGCTGCACCAGCATTTGATCCTGTGGCATCAAAGACTTGTCCAGCAGTTACAGAATGTATTTTATTATACTTGCCTAGCCCTAAAGAACCACTTGCTTGTGGCTGTTGACGGCCGTGCCATCCTGCGTCAGTTCTACCGTTTGGTCCTTGAACAAACTGTCCACCTGTATCATTTATAATTGGCATTTAACTTCTCCTTATTATATATATGTATATACTAAGATTCTCTCTTGGAAAATTTTCGTAGGAATTCCACGGCCTCTTCCGAATCTTCTTTACTAATTTTTGTTTTTTCAATTTCTTTCTGTATTCTATCCAATTTATTCTTTCTAAATAATGTAACTACACTAAAAATCAACTTTTTTACAAATCCCATAGTTAAATTTCTTTTCTAACTTTTTGAGTATATTTTTGCAAATCAGCCTTTGTTAGACCCAATGCTCCAATAACTCTCATTAAAATCGCTAATATCTTTCTCCTATTTAACCTTGCGTCTTTAACTGCAGATATAAATCTCTTCATATATCTCTCTACCTGAGATGGCAGTTTTGTATCTTCAATATCTGCTTCATCCAAAACTGATTTTATTTCTTCTCTAATTATTTTTCGTAGTTGTTCCTTTGCTGTCATTATCTATCTCCTTTTGATATACTTTCCTATTCATAAATATCATTTAATTCTTTTTCAACTTCCGATTTCATACTTTCATACAATTCTAAAGCCTCATCTGCCATTTTACGTATGAAATCTTGATTTGAATTCCATTTTTCTTCATCTAATGTAATTCCATCAGGTGTTACTTGATTATGAAATTTAACTTTGCCTGCCTTTTCTTTCCATTCACGTACATTTTCAATTTGATCTAAAATCCACGATTTTCTATTTTCTAATACCTTTTTTCTTTCAAAATTTTCCCACTGCCCTTCTATTCTCATTTTATTTTCAACTTTTACCTGACAATCAAAACAATATCCATACAATCTCCAAAACTTGTCGTCTAATCGTTTCTTCATAACCGCATCACATTTAGGACAAAACCAAGGCATTCTTGCTTCTTTAGTTGCGTCTAATTTCTCTTCAATTTGTCTTTGAGCTTCCTCAAATTCTTTTTTAGCTAATTCTTTATCACCTTCATATCCAAAAAATACGCGTTTTTCTGGTTCTTCACCTCTTAATATAGACTGCATTGCTTTATTTTGTCTTTCTATTTCTTTACTCATAATAACCTCCCTAAAATGTCATTAAACCAGTAATCTGGTTTATTGGAGCAAAACTCCCGGTTAGTTTGAAAGTTTTTCCATTATATTTAAAAACTATTCCTTCACTTGGAACAACAGCATCCAAACCACCTATTGCATTTAATTTAGAAAGTTGTTGTTTAAGTCTATTTAACTTCTTTAAATCTCCACCTTTTCTCACATCTTTTATTGCCTTACTAACATCTTTTCTAATTTTCTGTACTGCTTTTTTTGGGCTGGCTGCTAAAAATCCATCTATATTTTTAAGTATATCTGCACCAAGACTGAAAAATAATATCTCAAACGGTTTCATGTTTTCTTTTTGTTTCTTTTCTACATCTACTTTATCTGAAGATAAAACCCAATCTAAAAACTTCTCATTATCTATATCATTTTTTATTTGCTGTATTTTATAAGACTTATCACCAAATGCCCATCGTTTTGTTAAATTCACTAATACTTTATTGGGCATAGTATACTTATATTGTTTTGTAGCATTGTAAATATATTCTTCCCAATACCTTTGATGGTATATAGATAGTGTATCTGTGTCTTTTAAAGCATATTGTTTCTTCAATTTATCTAATTGACTAAAATAAGAACTTCTTTTTGAAGAAAAATCTTGATGTTTTGGAACTTTTAAAAATACTGGTTTCTCTATCTTAAAATGTTTTTGTATATGTTGATTTACTTGTTTAATCATTCCTTGTAATATTCTACCTGAACCAGGAACTGTACCTGTTGCTGTTCCACTATCATCATATTTAATGGCTCCGTGAAATTGTAAAACTGTTTTATCATAATCTATTACATTAGCTGTAGTAGGATAAATGATTTCCAAATTCATAAAGTTACTTCCTTCGTCAAAAATCTTCTTCCTTTGTTTGTCTGTTAATTTCCCTACAGCTTTCTCTAAATCTTTCATTGCAAAAACAAACGCTTTCTTAATTTCACCACGACCACTAAACTTTCTAGCAACTCCTGCAGCAGACATAGCACGTTTTCCCTTACTTTTAATTTGACCTTTATTTCTTGCTGCCAATAATTTACCATTTTTCCAAGTAATCATCAAATTTTGACCATCTGTTTTCTCTGTTACTGCTTCTTCTCTATCGAGATTTCCCTGCAATCCCAAATCTATGATTGTTCTCAAATCTCCAAAAGTTAAATCCTTATCATCAAATGGATGATTCATGTGTCCATAGGCTCCCCCCTCAACAAGTAACCTAACTTCATCATCTAAATTGATTCTTTCTTTCATTGACATTTTTTTATCATACGCATCATTCTTCATTTGAATAATATCACTAATAAAAGGCGACCTTCTTAACGCTTTAAATGCAAGATTCTCAACTGAAAACTCCCCGCCCCGTTCTAAACCAGAACTTCTCATTCTCTTTAATTTTTCTTGAATTTTTTCTACCATTTCAACCACTTCATCATACTTACCATCTTTCATCTTCTGCTGTAATACTGGTATTGAACCTAAATAACCTTCTGCTTTAGAACGAATATCATCTAAATCTATTTGCAATTCTTTTTTCTTTGGTATTACTATCCACTCATCCTTTAATATAGAATATAACCCCGAAGCAACGTGAGACTCTCCAACATTTTCTACATATACTTCTACTGGAAATCCATAAATTTTAATATCATGTTTATTGTTCCAAATTGTTTTCTTCGCCAATACATAATTTTGTACAAAATTTTCATCATCATCTACTTGACTAAAATCAATTCGTAAATGTAAATCTACATCTGAAAATTTAGACCAATTATAATTTGAAATACTGCCGGTTAAAGTAATATCTTGCAATTTTACATTTGGTTCTAATTCTAAATCCTCAAAAAAGTTCTTACCAATGGCCAAAAGTTTCTTTTTAATTTCTGGTTTTAACTTATCACCATCCCACAATTTAGTATTCAGAGTGTCTCTTATAACAAAACTTTTAATTATATCTGGTTTTATATCTTCTTCATTTACATTTACTACAAAATCATACTTGTCTATAAAATCTCTGCTCATTAAAACTTCTGTTTCATTAGCACTTCGATTTGCTAATGAAAATCTAACAGATGGATATGTTTTTTTACCTAACTTCATAGGAAATTCAACTACAACCCTATCTTCTATATTCTTACTACCAACATCTACTTTCTGTTTTCTTATTATTTTCTTTTTGAGATGTTTTCCATTTATATCAAATTCAACCATACCATTAGATTGTTTTATATTTTCAGCATGTAGTGCACTATATACTTCACTTCCAGTATCAAACTTTGCTTTTAATTTACCTATACCCTTTATTTCTATATCTTCTATAAAACCAACTTCATTATACTTTCCACCATACTTAACATCTTCTTTAATTTTATTACCTGATATCAAACTAATATAATCAGACAAATCAATCATTTCTTCTATACTATGAAGTTTACTGCCTGTTAATTTATCTCTCTCTGCTCTCTGTGTATTTGAATCCTCTCCATCAATACCAGGTGCAACTGGTGCCTCAACTTCTACTCCAGAAACTCCACTAAAATCGTCTTTAAGACCCATCCACTTAACAACTTCCCAACCAAGAGTAGACAAAACTCCGTTTAACCTTTCTTGATATTTTTTAATTGGTTCTTTTACACCAAATCGTTCACCATATTTTCCTGAATGTGATCTACCATAAGCTACTGCTGGAACAACCGAGTATTTCATAGTATAATCAAAATCTGGATCGACTGCTCCTTTAGACAAAATATAGTGAACTACTTTCCATCCTAAACCTTTATACATATCATCTATCCATGCTTTAGTAACTCTTTTATAATCACTAAATCCCCTATAATGAATAGGTGGTCCATCATCAACTTCAAAATTAACGCTGGTACTGGATTCTTTTATAAGTTCTTTCATATCAATAGTAGTTAAAAAATCACCTATCTTATCACCTTCAAACTCTCTTACTGATATATCCAATTTTTCATACAACTTTCTAAACTTATTAGTCAACATATTAAAAACACCCTGGTCAAAATAACCAAACATTTTTTTAAATAACTTTTTTCGTTCTCCGCCACCTTCGTATTTAGGATGACCTAAAAGTTCTCTCATAGAAGTTCCACTAACTTCCATTCCACCTACTCTCATTGAAATATGAGGTGCTACTAAAACATATCCATGCTCTTCATAACCAACCAAATTGTTCTTATTCTTCTTGTAGTCCTGAAAATATTTACCACTTGCTAATCTACCGGCATCTTTGGCACCAAATGCAAAAACAACTGCAGTATCTTCTGATAATTTTTCGGTCAGTTCTTTAGCTACATATGGATTTTTTACTTTGATAATTCTATTAGAAGGTATTCCCATTTTCATCATATGACGTTTCTTCTCTTTAAAATTCATTGGGTGGCGTGAACCTCCCTTAATATCACTCGTTACAATATAAGCGTTACCAAACTTCTTCTTTAACCACTCATAGGTTTTCTTGTGATGTGGACCAAATGGTTGAAATCGACCTGAATATACTCCTACAACCTTTTTAGCTTTTACCTGTTCTACTAAAAATGGTTCTATAAGATATTCTGTTAATTTAGTTGTCTGCATCTATACCATAACTCCTGCTATCAATAATGCGGCACCCAACCCGGCTGTTATAATACCTTCAACAATCTGATTTCGTGGTATCGTTAATCCCAACAAATGATATGGCTCCTTTTGTGGAAACAAATCATTAGAAAAAACATAATTTAATGCCCGTTCATATATCCAAATTCCTGTTAACCAACTTCCTACAAGAAACAATCCAAAATTTAAAACAGCTGCCGTTGAAAAATAAGCACCAACAAGAACTCCTATTGTACCTAAGTTTTCTCCAAGTCTCCAAGTGTGATAATCCACTTTAGCAACTCCTTCTCCTACACGACCACATATTAGTTTATTTTCTTTTCTACGTTTAGGTTTAGCAAATGTATATCCTTCAGTACACCCTTCACTAAACCAATAAAGCCACATACTAATAATGAATACAATATCCCACATAATTAATTCTCCTATTTCTTTTTAAGGACCTTCTGTTTCTCAACCCACTTTTTTGCTAACTTATTTTTAATTGGTTTCTTCATAAATTTACCAATTCCTTTTTTAACCAACATATTGAATTTTTTCTGTGCTTCCTTTTCAGATAAAAATTTAGAATTGTCTACAAGTAAGAAATTGGGAGCACCAAATAACCCTTGAAAATAAGCCATATTATCTTGAACCTCTTTCCAAGATTTTTCAACTACCTCAGACGGAAGTTTGCGAGGTCTTTCCATATTTCTTTTTTGTGCTACATCTAAATTTGTATTTACAAATACCATATAAGTATCATATCCCAATCCCATTAATTCTTTTCTCTGGGTTTTAACATCCTTAAATTTATGTCCCGTTCCATCTATAATCAATCCCAATCTACCCTTCTTATACAACTCCAATCTCTGTGCACTTAAATCTTTGGCATGAGTTCTTAATCCAGAATAATCTTTGTATCCTGGATCTGTAAGTTGTCTGAAAACATCTGTGGGCATCTTATCAATATCCACTCCAAATCCAAATTTCTTCAAGAAATATTCAAGTTCAGCATCTTGGTTAACCATTTTAAGACCATACGGTGAAAGATTTACGCCATCTGGAATACCAAATATCCACCTTGATACTCGTGTTTTACCACTTCCAGGTCCACCTGCTAAAAAGATAGCCTTAAAAATACCTGGATCGTGTATCCCTTCTTGTATTTTTTGTTTACTTTCACTAATTTTATCAATATTTTTTCGTCTATCCCATATATTAGTTTTATATCTATCACCAATCCATACATTTTTATTTCTGTCTAATTTTTTAATGACTGCAGGTAATCTTACCAAACCTGAATCACTCATCCTGAACTTAATATAATCATTACCTGCGGCATCTACCTTACCACCAATAACTTTAATGGTTCTTTCTAATCTTTTCTTTAATTTACTATCAAGTAACCCACCCAAACGATATTTATCAAATTCTAAAAGTAAAGATTCAAATACCTTATCTGATTTCCAAAATTTTAAAGGATCTTGTTCTAAATCTAAAACTTGTATTCTAGCTTTCGCAACTCCATGTTTCTTAGTTAAGATTTTTACTACCTTTTTGGCTTCAGAATGAGATTTGGCTTTTGTATAAAGTATTTCTTCTGAACTCTTTTTTGGTGGAATGCCCCAAATTACAAATTCTTTTTTACTTTCATTTACAGATTCTTTCTTTGACATTTTTTTTGTATACTTAAAAAACCTTTTCTGATTTTTACTTATATCCTCACCGGATCTGTAATCATTATAAAAACTTGCTATTAAATGTGATATTTGACTTCCAGGTTTCAGTTTCCGTCCTAAGAATTTGACAATTTTATTAACATCACTTATTTTATCAGGGTTATGTTTTGGAAACTTCTTATCTAAATCTGAATATATTTTACGAAGTGGTGTTAAATCTTCATTTATGGATTTTATTTCTTTGCGAATTAACTCTCTAACTACTCTTTCAGTTAAATCATCTTTTATATCCATAAAATCTTTTCTTGATAATCGTTCTTTCTTTTTTCCGATTTCTCTCGGTTCATCTATGTGAAATTTTTTCATAATTTATCTCGGTGGATTATAATCCCAAGGACCCCAATGGTTATTTCTCAACATTTTAACACCTGCTTCTTCTCCAGTATATCTATAAATCTTTGTTCCTTTGACGGGTGCCTTCAAAATCTTATAATATATTTTCTTTGATATGTGAATTTCCTGTCCGTTACTGAAATCAAATACACTATTACCCTTTTCTACCCACGCATGACCAAATGGTTTGCCATCTGTTTGTAAAATACCAACTCCGTGACAAAGTTTCCATTTTGGATCATCCATATGTCTAATTGCAAGTCTACCATTTGCTCGATAACAATCGCCTTTTGGCATTAAACTCTCCTAAATAGAATAATTCAATAATAAATATAGAAGTGTATGATTTATAGATTTTTAATCTTTTAGAAAGTTGCACCATAAAGTTTGATGATAAATTTACCAGC